ACGGTTGATTGTATCCACTGGCTTAGGACATCTCCAGCAATCCGTGTTCTGCACCCACCCTCTCTGCGAGCCAGAAACCCACTTCAGGTGCCCACACGATAACGTAAGCTCGACCGACGTACCACCTCTCGACGGTACGCTGCGCCTACTCACAACCTCTTTCTTTCGACTCTGGCTGCTCACGTATCGGCGCCCTTCATGTTCGCAACGGCCTGGACGAGATCCTGCAGCCTGAACTTCAGGAATACGTCCATGCCGCGGTCATCAAATTGAATCTCTGTCCAGCCGTCCCGCTCCACCTCGGTAAGCTCGATCACGGTGTGGGCGTCGACAATCTGCTCCTCGTCCCGCTTACGAAACACCATGAGCTTGCCGACGAAGTGATTGTCGTACTTGGTGCTCATGGCTTGATGATCTCGCCGGGCGGGGGAATGTAGGGGCTGTTCGGGTCTTGGATGTTGACGCACATGGTGGCAATGCCGGCCGCGATGGCCTTGCGGTAGGCGTCCGCCGTACCGCGACCACCGGGAAAGAAGATCCACAGGTCTGGCTTGCCAACCCCTGGGATGCCTGATGCCATGGTGCTGTTGCGAGCTGGGCCTGCGGACTTGCCATAAGCCTCCCAGTTGGCCTCGCAAATCACGACCTCGACTTCCTCGTTGTGGGTGCGGCACCAATACTCCGCCCACTTGTGAGCCAGGGCGTCAGCGCCGGTAGCACCGCCGTGGATCAGGACGATGGATTCTTTGTTGCCGATCTTCTTGCGCATCGCCATCACTGCTGAGTTGAGCGCGAACTTTACCGACTGCGCGTCCCGGTAGTTACGCCCGCCGCTTACCGCGATCTTCATGGTGACCTCCAGCTGTGCCAAAACGCCGGCTCATGGGCCTCGGTGTCCATCATGATCGGCCTGCCGTGGTGATGCTGTAGGTTGGAAACTACGACGATCATGGTGATGTAGACGGCGAATGTTACCGCGACCAGGACCATTGCCTTGATGGTGTTCATCGGTGCCTCGAAAGACTGATGCCCGCTTTGTGCGCTCGCTCAAACACACTGACATTCGGGTTTGTGAACCAGTCCCCGCGAGGACCGGCCGGTAGTGTATCACGATACGCCTTGAGCCTGGTGTGCAGGTAAGACTGCTCTGTGCGACCTGGGTAGTCTTCGCCGGGCAGCACGGTGAGAGCGTGTATCGTTGGCTTGAGCTTCATACCAAACACTGTACCAGATTGCCTGTGGTCAGGCAAGAGCAATTCACTCTTCTTCGGATCTTAGATCCTTCTTAGGAACTACTCACCATAGATACTAAGTACAAGTCTTACTCTTGGGTAGAGGAAGATTTAGTCCAGAGGGACGCCCTCTTCACGTCTAGGTTATCACGTTTTCAGGAAGTCTGCAAGACCACTTCTTTTGAAATGGTCCGCTTTCTACCCAACACAGGCAGTCAACACAGGTGTTGACAGCGAGCAATGTGGGGTATAGGGTGCTGACCCAATGAAAATCATCACACGAGCTGAGGCGAAATCGCAAGGCCTGAAGAGGTACTTTACTGGGGAGCCGTGCATATACGGACACATTTCTGAGCGCTACGCCAGCGCGAAACAGTGTGTTGAATGCAGTACGAATCGAGGAAAAAGCAAGAAAGAGATGGAGCGATGTGTTCGCAAAAACGCCGCCTATCGCGCAGAGAGGCCGGGAATGAATCCGGCTAACGTAAGTTATTCCAGGGCAAAGTATGCCGGTCTTTTATGCGATTGCTGCAAGAAGGAAGACTTCCACGCAATCTATATCGAAGCCGCTGATCTCGGCCACGAAGTCGATCACCGCCATCCCAAACATCTTGGTGGGTTACACTGCATGAAGAACCTTCAGATCCTCACAAAAGCAGCACACAAAGAGAAATCCAATGGAGAGCGGTCAGACGCCGCGTTCGAGCGGGCCATGGCCGTCACTAACAAACAGGTTGAAGATATGGTAGGCTCTCTGCCCCCTGACCTATCGAGGTTTGCTGCATGACCAAAATCACCGCACGTTATGTTTCAGAAAGGTTGGCGGCACAAGCCGAAGGGTTCGCAAGGGAGCTTCTCCCCCATGGGAAGCGGGATGGGGATTGCTGGGTTGTCGGTAGCTTGGATGGCGACTCCGGCAAGAGCCTGAAGGTTCACCTGACCGGAGAACATGCTGGTCAATGGCGTGACTGGGCTGCAGAAGACCACGGCGACCTGATCGACCTGTTCGCGCAGATCCGCGGTGTAGGCATCAGCGAAGCGATCAACCAGTGCTGCATCTACCTCAACATCGTCCGTACCCAAATAGACAGCGATCAGAAAAAGACCTATCAAAAGGCCGAGAAACCTGAGGGTCGACGCGCTGTATCGGCGGCCAAGGCGGTCGACACATTCTTCGCCGGCAGGATGATCTCCCCGGCAACACTGGCGACATTCAAGGTCGTCGCCAAGGACGACGACGTAGCGGTGTTCCCGTTCTTCCGATCCGACTCAAGTGACGAGGTGGTGCATATCCAATACCGTAGCGTCAACGAGAAGAAGTTCTGGGCCAGCAAGGGCACGGAGCTGATATTGTTTGGATGGCAGGCGGTCAACCAGCGGTCGCGTGCCATCATCATCACCGAAGGCCCGATGGACGCGCTGGCATGGCGCGAGTATGGCTTTGAAGCCATGTCGGTCCCCAACGGTGCTGGTTCAAACGGCAAGAATGCGTGGATCGAGCGCCAGTACCAGGAGCTGGAGAGGTTCGACAAAGTCTATCTGTGCATGGACAAAGACACCGAGGGCGAGACGGCCACCAAGGATATTGTGTCGCGCCTTGGGCGCCAGCGGTGTTTCGTTGTCCACCTTCCCGACCCACACAAGGACGTCAACAGCTGCCTCATGGCGAAGGTACCGCGCGACATCATCACGAAGTGCATAGCTGATTCCAAGACTCTTGACCCCGGTGAGCTGCGCAACGCCAGCTACTTCACCGAGGAGGTCGTGGAGTTCTTCAACCCGAACAAGAAAAAGGCCGCCGGCTTCGCGCCGCCCTGGCCCTTGCTCGCGAACGATATCAACTTCGGCTACGGCCAGACCACCGTCCTCGCTGGGTGGAATGGCTCAGGCAAGACGACGCTCGCTGGACACATCACTCTCGATGCCATACGTCAAGGCATCCGGGTATGTGTCGCGAGCCTGGAGTTCAAGTCGCACACGTACCTGGGCTGGCTCGTGCGCCAGGCCCTGTGCCGGCCGGACCCGCAGCCGGACGATGTTCGCGCCGCGGTAGCGCAGATCAGCAACGGCCTCTGGGCCTTCGGTACCTACGGTCATGCGAAGCTCGACAAGATCCTTGAGGTCTGGGAGTACGCGCACGCGCGCTACGGCTGCAAGCTGTTCGTGCTCGACAACCTGTCCAAGCTCAACCTTGGCACGGGCGACAAGGAAGGCAAGAACGACCGTCAGGACGATGCCATAACCAAGCTGACTGAGTTCGGCGTCATTAACAACGCCCATATCCTGGTGCTGGCTCACAGCCGGAAGAAGCTCAACGAACACGAGGAGGTGGGCAAGCTGGACATCAAGGGCTCGGGCGGCACGACCGACCTGGCCGATATAGTTCTGCTGCTGCATCGCAACAAGAAGAAAGAGCGGGCCATGCTGGACCGCAGTATGTATGCCAACCTTCCCATCGAGGAGCAGGTCAAGCTGCAGCAATCCCCGGATGCCTACTTGACGTGCGAGAAGAATCGCCACGGCGAGGTGGAACCGAGGATGTCGCTCTGGTTCGACCGACTCAGCCACCAGTACACCGAGAACGAGCGCGGATCGCCGCGGAGGTATGTCAAATGAGCAGCCACCCGTCATGGATTGACGAGGTAATAGCCTCTGCCAACCCCAAGACCGCCCAGCGGATCTATTGGGCTGGCGAGGTGGAGTTTCTGTCCGCGGCCGAGGGCGACGTCATGGGGCGCACTGTCAAGCTGCGCCTGGTACGCGGACCGGAGGAGCACGCTCTGGTCAACCCGTTCGCCAAGGCCACCAGGAAGCGCAAAGGGTTCGCCGGCACCTTCTTCGAGATGACGCTCAGCCTCCTGGGAGGCCCTGAGGGAGGCGATGACACCATGACCCTGTCTACGGTACTCCTGGGCTGGTCAGACGGCCCCAAGGGCGCCACAGCGACTCTGAAGATATCTGACGAGGAGGAAGGGGGGCACCCGTTCATGTACTTCAAGCGCCCAAGCTCCGAGGGTCCGGGCACCCGCTGGATGGCCGTGTTCGTGGAGCTGACCGACGACGAACAGCCGGTCAACCAGCAGCAGGCCGCCATTTGCGATTCGCGAATAGAGAATGCGCCCGTCGATCACCCGCCGGCCAAGGTCAAATCGTACGCCCAGAACGCGGCCATCCTGATCCAGTCTCCGGTGTTCGCCATGTACCTGCAGGAGCGGGTAGACGGCAGCCGTGGATGGGACGCTGAAACCATTGACACCTGGCTGAAGGCGAAGCTCGGGATCACATCCAAGACTGAGCTGAACGCGCCTGGCCCTGCGCGCACCGCGTTCGATGCGATCAAGTCGAACTACGTCGAGTGGAGCGGGCGGGCCCAATACAGCCCACTCTGAAATAGGCTTGCGCTCGGTCGCGGGCTGTGGTAATCTCGCCCAACTTAATTCTGGAGGATCACATGTCTGAAGTGTACAAGGCAATTTCCGCGGTAGCTGCAGAGCTCTGCTCAACTGGTATCAGCAAGGACCAGTTCAACCAGTCCCAAAAATTCAAGTTCCGCGGCATCGATGACACGCTCGCGGCGCTCTCGCCGTTGCTGGTCAAGCACGGCCTGGTGATCCTGCCTCAGGTAACCGGCGTGACCCAGGTCGGCCGCGATGGCACGAACGCCAGTGGCCAGTCGAAGTTCACCATGCACACCACAATCAACGTGTCCTACACGTTCGTTGCCGTGAAGGATGGTAGCAGCCACCTGTGCGCGCTCTCTGGCGAAGCCGCCGACTCAGGCGACAAGGGCGTAGCGAAGGCGCTGTCCATGGCGTTCAAGTACCTCATCTTCCAGGCGTTCGCTGTGCCCACCGAGGGCCAGGGCCACGACCCGGATGCGGAGACCGTGGAGTTCAAAGGCAAGTCCAAGGACAGGGGCGCTGAGCAGATGTCGCAGGCAGAAGCGACCTCCGCTCCCGCTATCACCGAAGACCAGCGGCAGACGCTGATCCCGCTACTCACAGAGGCGAAAGTCGATGTCCAAACCTTCCTTAAACATTACAAGGTTGGCGCTCTGTCAGCGCTTCCTGCAAGCGAATTCGATTCCGTTCTCGCCACGCTTAATAAGCGAGTTGGCGAAGCGCGCGCCGACCGGGTTCTCGCCGGGGATGCGCCTGCTGCTGCGCAGGGAACTGCCGAACCTAAACCAGCTACGGCCGGAACAAGCCAGTCCGTTAGTGATAGTCCTGCAGGCGGTGCGTCGAAGCCGAGTGCGGCCAAGGTGGGGCCCAAAGTCAACAGGTTTCGTGGCTTGCGCTGAGCGATTCACGCGCAAGGTCTCTGCCCCCTTATTTAGGGCCGGGATTCTACTAAGTATCAAAGGAAAGTACATTGCAGTCGATGATAAAAAGGCTGACGAATTTTTGAAAAGGTTCGCGGGATGAATTTAATATCCAGGTCTGAGGCACAAATTGGCGGGCTGAGCCGTTACTTCAGGAGAAATCTATGACCTGGTGTGACGACCTTCCTGCTACGCGACAAAAGGTACTTCACCTTCGGGTAGGTGGCCCAATTGAGTATTTGACGGAAAACTGGTTCCTGTGCCGAAGGGGCCGTATTACCGCGTCAACACGTTCTGACGTTCTACAGCGCGGAGACGTTGTTGCATGGCGAAAACTTGCTGACGAGTTGCGCGCAGAGATGGAGCCTGATTACGAACGCAAGGACTTCGATCACCCGGCCATGGCCTGGGGCAGGAAGCACGAGCGCCAAGCCCTGGACGAGACCAGTGAGCGCTTGGTAGGCAATAAGTTCAGGCTGATAGAGCCCGGATTCATGCTTCATCCTCTTCACGATGTTGCTGGTGCCACTCCAGACGGACTGCTGGAAGACTATACCATCCAGATCAAGTGCCCATTTCAACCAAAGAACCACATGGAGACGGTGAATACCGGAACCATCAAATCAGCCTACTACAGCCAGGTTAATTTTGAATCATACGTAAGTGGAAAGCCCCGTATAATCTTTGGCAGTTTCGACCCCCGCATTCCAAGTGACAACCCGGATCGACTGTGTCTCATTGAGGTTCCTCGGGACGCCCAGATGATAGAAAGATTTGAATTCAACTTGGAAAAATTCCGCAAGTACTTTGATTGCGAGGAGCCCTGGCCTACTCGTGGCAGACAACTTTCTGCAAGCGGGGGAATTGATGTTGGGGGCCTATTTACGTGAAGACCATTTCTCGCGCGCAGGCAAAATCTCTCGGCCTCAAGAGGTATTTTACCGGGCGCCCGTGCAAGCGCGGACACATTGCTGAGCGGGAAACCATAAATAGCTCTTGTTTGTGCTGTGTTCTGGTTAGGCGCAAGAAGCACTACCTAACAAACAGAGAAACCATAAGAATTGCTGCCAGAGCTGCGTATAAGGCAGATCCCGGAAAGTACAGGGCGGCTTCTGTGGCTTACAGAAGAGACTACCCAGAAAGGGTGCGCGCATCCCAGAGAAAGACACACGGGCTTCCGGTTCCTACTCGCCCGGAACCAATTCTTTGCGAAATATGTGGACAAACATCTAATGGTCGTGGTAAACTCCACCTAGATCACGATCACGTTACGGGAAAATTTCGTGGATGGCTTTGCCACAATTGCAACACCGGACTTGGAAAATTAGGCGACAGTATGCGCGGATTAGAAACCGCCCTCATTTATCTTAGGAGAAACACTTGAGCAAGCAGTTAGCACTACCAGACTACTCACCGGCTCTCGAAGAGTCACGCAGACTTACCACGAAGTCCGGGGACTTAGTCTCTGCTCAGCTCGTATCTGGGCTGTCCAAGCTCGCGAGAGACGCGGAAGACCTAGAGTCCGTCCTTCCAAAGGTCATCGTTACGGCGGATACGCTTGAGCGTTGCGCGGATTTCAAAAAGGCCTCCTCCGCTGCCTACACGGCCGCTGAGGAAACCCGCAAGCGCATCACAGAGCCATCGCGGGACTTCACCACGCTGGTAAACACCCTCTTCAAGAAGAACACTGAGCGCGTAGGCGCCGTGGTGATCGAAGTGACGAAGCGACTTGACGCCTACTACGCAGACGTCGAGGCGAAGCGCGTGATTGCCGAGAATGCCGCTGCTGCCGATCAGCCGGTAAGCGCTGTGGTAACCGCTGCGGTCCTGGCGCCGACCAAGGTGACCAGCGACTACGGTACGACCGCGAGCAGCTCGCGCAAGGTCCGGGGTGAACTCGCCGACCTGCGTGTCTTCCTGGCCTGGGCGGCTACGAACGCCACGGACCAGGAGCTGGAGGCTATCTCGGTCGGCAAGAAGCTGATCAACAGTCTGGCAATCGGCGGTGACGAGTTGGTGGTAGCCAAAGAGCTTACCGCGACAGAGTTCCTCGCCTCCACCGGAATCAAGTTCATCGTGGAACAGAAGGCCAATGTCCGCTAAGGGAAGCGTCACCGATGGCACGGAACTCATACGCTGGAACCTTCGGGTGTTCGGTGGGGTTCGCACGGCGCGGGTAGACATCCCTGGACGCGGGATGGTCTGGGGGGCCCATGTACCTGGGGCCACTCATGAGGACGGCAGGAGCTTGATAGGGTACGGAGCGACGGAGACCGAGTCCATACAAGAGCTGTGGCGGGCCTTGACAGGAACAAAGGGCACTGGTATTATTTTCGCTGGTCGACTATACGAATGGACGTCCGGCCTTTTTCAGGAGATTTTTCGATGAGCGGAATTCAACAACTGACCTTGATCGGCAACCTGGTACGCGACCCGGAGGAGAAGACCTCCGCGAGTGGCGTGATCCTCACGCGCTTCACCATCCCGGTAAGCGAAAAGCGCAACGGCGAAGAGAAGACAACGTGGTTCAACTGCGTCGCCTTCGGCAAGACCGCCGAGTTCATCTCGAAGTATTTCGAGAAGGGCAAGCCGATCTACGTGATTGGCCGCGTCGAGGTGAACATGTGGGAGACCAAGGAAGGCGAGAAGAGGGCCGACCTTCAGGTAGTTGTCGACCGCGCGCAGTTCGTCCCCGGTGTGTGGGGCGAGGGCCTCGGCCGAGAGCCGGGTAGCGACGATGACGCCAGCCCTGCTGGTGACGCCCGCTCTGAGCCGCGCCAGACCGCAAAGGGCCAGGCCAATCTAATCGACAACGCCAAGAAGGCGGGTGACGCCCCATGGTAGCCGATACCGACAGCAAGGAGCTTCGGGAGGCCATGGCTGACTTCGTGGGTGCATGCACCTACGCGGGCAAGCGTGCCAAGGCGTGGGGCAAGAAGGCGCATCACATCCTCGGCTCAAAGCGCAGCTTCATCGTCCACGAGGAAGATGGCACGCCCCTGGCTGTAATGGTGGTCCTTCAGCAGCCAGCGCCGTACTCCGCCACCTACGTATATGAGGCCTGGGATTGGGCGTACAAGCTCAACCTGCCGCTCTCAATCGTTGCCGGCGAAGATTCCGCGGTCAACATCCCGCGCACTGAGCTGAGCCGTACACTGGACCTGTGGCGCCCCTATGTAGGCCCTGACGGATTCATTCTGGACTTCACCCGCAACGTCGAGGAGACCGCATCGTGAAACGCAATCAAGACCCATTCTACGCGATAGTCCTCGCGGCGGTGATCATACTTCTTGGACTGGCCGTCATTGGGGCGGTCACCGGCTGCGCCAGCATACCCGAAGCCCAGACCCATGAGACCATTGGCAAGGACAGCGCGACCGTTATCGCTGTCAGCGTGGACGGCAAGCCCTCTGCCTTCATCTTCGTCAGCAAGACCGGCCATACCGGCGGCGTGCCCGTCGATGCGTGCGCGGCCTCTGATAAGTGCGTCGCCCTGGTCAAGAAGCTGAGCGCGAATGATCAGGCCAGCGTCATGAACTTGCACAGCGAATGCACTGATTCATCTGACGACGGGTTACCCAGCCCAGGCAACCCGGCGGACCATGTGCCAGGTCGAAGCGGCCCGCTCTGAATGGCATCGGATGACTTTCGGGCAATCGGAAAGGTTGGTGGAGAGTTCAAGGTCTACGACGATCTGCGTCGGCACCTTGAGGAGAAGGGGGTCGACTACGACCGCCTGCCGAAGCTCTCCAGTATCGATAGCCCTCCGGCGTGTTTCGTTTACCGTGCGCGAGGAGATGTGGCGAAGGCTCGAACGGACTACGTTGCATGGCTACGTCTGGCGTCGGAAACCAGCGACATCAACTATCGGTTCGATATGCCGGCCGAAGTCAACTACTGTCGCGACTGCACACCAGCGTTCAAGAAGGAAGCTGCGGCTGCTGGGGCATGCCAATTTCCACACGTCAAATTCGAGATCGTCCAGTGCATGGGTGAGAAGGAAATGGTCGGTGTGAGCCGCGGTGAAGCGGTTGCCCCTGGTGAGCGCTGGACCTACGAGGATATGAGCCTTGCCGAGGAAGACCTACCTGACTTCATTCAGGCCCTTTTGGTCGAGGCCAGAGTTGGCGCCATAGAGGGATCGAAGTGAGCGAGCCCCACACCTTCGAGGTTGGCGAGCTCGCCATCCTGATCTTCTCGCGAATACATCCTGAATACGACGGCGAGGACGTCGAGGTCATCGCCCCGCTCGCGGACCGTCTGGCCCGTAGGACGCCGGGAGACAGTGGTTCAATAATTCTTGGGTATCTTGTCCGGGTAATCAACAGTGATACCCTGCATGTTGAGCCGTTCCAACTCAAGAAGAAGCCGCCGTACGATCAAAGGCTTGGTACTACATGGGACCGATGCGCGTGGCGGCCGAAGCGCTTGACAGTTCCAGCCATCGCGATATATGATGGCGAGGAAATTTAGGTTTAGACGTTCAATCAACACCACAGAGGACATTGTATGAAATTCTTATTGACTATCTCTCTTTCGCTGTTGCTTGGCTCCGCGGCTGCGTACGCCCAGGAAGTCCCTGTCAGCGTCGCTGTTACTGGCGATCAGGTGGCGGCCCAGGCCGCTTCCCAGGAAGCCCTGGCTGCCGAACAGGCCGCCGCAGAAGCCGCTGACAAGACCGCCGCAGAGGAGGCCAGCCCCCAGGCAGCCACAAGCCCCGATCAGGTTCACGCCGTCATGTTCGAGGTCACGATTGACCGCTACACTGGCGTGTGGACACATGCTCAGGTCATTGGCGGCTACAAGGACAATGCGGCATGCACGCGCGCAGTGCTGCCAGTAGCAGCCGTCACCTCCGGGGATCTCGGTCAGAACGACATCCCGGTGTTTCTGTGCCCGGACATCGATCTGAAGTCTGTCAAGGATTGGCAGGTCAAGTGATCGTATGGAAGTACAGGCGCTCATCAGCATGGCTGTGGTGGGCGCCTTTCTTTGTTTCTGCATTGATAGTTGCAGGGGTTATTTGGTTGGCCATTCGGGCCTGACCACTACCGCCCATCACAGCAAGCCGTGGTCAGGTATAATGGCCCGACCTGTCACCCAATCTTTTTTCAGGAGTTTCACATGTTTAAGAATCTAATCGCACTCGTCGCAGCGGCGATAGTGACCGTTGGTTGCGGCGGAAGCGGTGGAGCTCTGCTGTCCACAGTGACGGTGTACCCGGTTCCGGGTAGTTCGTCCAGCTCGTCCAGCTCGTCTTCCAGCGGCGTAACCACACCCCCTTCCAGTAGCTCGTCCAGTTCGTCTGGCGGCTCGTCCAGTGGCGTGATCACACCCCCCAGCTCGTCCAGCTCGTCTGGCGTCTCGTCCAGCTCGTCCAGTTCGTCCAGCTCGTCTGGCGTCTCGACAAGCTCTAGCTCGTCAAGCAGCTCGTCTTCTAGTAGCTCCAGCTCCTCTGGTGGCACGCTCGTCCCGCTCGGCGCAGTTCAGACGGTCGGTAACTTCGGCGGTACTGCCGGGATGACCAACACCGGAACCCTGACTACGGTAGTCGGCGATGTCGGTTCGACCGCAACAGCCGCTTCGTCGCTCACGGGCTTCCATGACAGCACCGGGAACATCTACACGGAGACCACGGCTAACATTGGCACCGTGACTGGCACGATCTATTCGTGCGCGCAGTCCACGGTAGGCTCCGATGATGCCGCGCCGAACGTGCCGAAGTGCTCGACCGGCTACCCTAACGTAGGCGGCCCGAACGCTACGCAGATGGCCGCTGATGCGGATACCGCGTACCTGCAGCTCGAAGCGATGCCCTTCACGGCACCGACCCTGGTCGACAGCTTGGCTGGGCTCACCCTGCCGGCTGGCGTCTACAAGTCGGCCCCTGGGTCGTTCTCTATCGTTGGCGGCGATCTGACGCTCACTGGTTCTGACACAGACGTGTTCGTGTTCCAGATGGCTTCTACGTTAACGGTTGGTGCCGCCAATGGCGGGGCCTGTCAGAACGTGATCCTCGCTGGCGGAGTGCTGCCGAAGAATGTGTTCTGGCAAGTGGGCTCAGGGGCGACGATCAATGCGCCCGGTGGCTGCACCTTCGTCGGTACAGTGATCGCAAGCGCTGGTGTCGCCGTCTCAACGGTTGGCAATGTCGGCATTGTGGATGTCGAGGGTCGCCTCATGTCGCTGAACGCTTCAGTGACCATAGTCGACACGGTGATCAACGTCCCAACCCCGTAAGACTGGGATGACAAGTAGCCCCGGCTGGAAACGGCTGGGGCTATTTTTTTGCGTTGGCGCCAAGCATCTCGGCGCGAAGGGCCGCGTCTACCGCCTGCACCGCCGTTACTTGGGCGTCTGCGTCTCTGGCGATGGTGACGGCTGCGTCGGCGAATTGCTGTAACTCTGCAACAGAGCTCTCATCTTGGCTTCCGCTGACGGGGGCGTTGTCTCCACTGGGACTACCGATGGCGGGGCCGGGCAAGGGGCCACTACCGCGTACGGTGCGGCACAGGCCGACAGGCACAGGAGCATTGGTGACAGGAACAGCGATAACTTTTTCATTGAGCTTCTCCGCAAGAGTGGTGGCAGCTGCCGCGAGGCCTTGGACGGTCGTGTTGCGCTCCGTTTGGGCTACCACGGCCTTTTGATTCAGGGCCAGGATCTTCGCCTCACCCTCCATTACAACCGAGTGATGATACCACGCGAAGCCCCCTATGAGAGCGACCGCAGCGCCGGCAATGAGATATCCCTTGATGGGGTTGATGGCGCCCAGCGCCGTGCTCAGAATTGTCATGGGTGTGCTCCTATGATGTCGTGAACGAGCTCAGCATGCTCGCGTTGCTGTATCCCAGGACGATCTGGTAGCTTGTCATCGATGCAGGAGTGCGCCGTGTAGCAGCCAAAGACCGTAGTGAAACAAGCTCCAAAAATCGTGCCACCAATGTGGTTCGTCCAGACGAGCACTGTCAGTATGACGAGCGCCGACATAGCCAGGATCGCCCGAACCTCTGCGAAGTCGTCCAGCATTTCGCTTATTGCAATTTTCATACGGGGCTCATGAAAAGTTTCTGCTCAGCCGCCCGTCTACGTGTTAGACCGTCGTCGACCACACCATCGCAGTGGTTCCACTTCGGAAACTCGTTGGCAGCCTGAGCCAGCTGGCTCTGATTGATGTAGTGCAACAGCGTCGAGTGCGCCTCGCTGCCGATGCCCAGGTTGTAGGTGAAGTCCACCAGGGCATCGAATTGGTTCTGATTAATAGCCACGTCTAGTGAACGGTTGACGGCTAGTACCGCAGCGGCGGCATCCGCCTCAAGAAAGGCGTCAGCCTGCGCCTGGGTACACGTGTCGCCCTCTTTGACGCCCGCCGTGTGACCGTAGCCTATAGTCCAAACACCCTTCTGGTCCTGGTACGCTACGGACCTGAAGGACTCGAACTGCTCGATCAGTTGTTTGCCAGCTGGTGATAGCTTCATGAGAATGCCCTCAACGAATTGCGAAATGTCCGGTCAGAATTCAGATCAAAATTCCGACTGCGAATACTACGGTCACAAAGACCCAAAGACAGATTGCGCATAAGGCGAGTTTTGACTTCCAGGATGCGATGCTCATACCGCCTTCTCCGTTGGGGGCGTTTGCACCACCGGGATTGGCGCATGCGCCACGACAACTACCGGGATGGGGCTTGCGTCACGGGCGGCGGCTTCGATCCGCGGATCAGGGTATCCCACCGGCCTACTGGCGATAGTTGCTGCAGCCGATTTGGCTTCCGGCGTGGCGTTCGGGTTCGCCATCACCTCCATAAATACCGCTGTCTGCGTCTCCCTCGCGAGCTGCATCTGCTGCTCATGCTCTCTTCCGTCAACCAGTGCCTTGGCAATCAAGGCCTTGTTCATGCCGTTGGTCTGGACGTGTATCTCCTCGATCTTTGTCGCGTTCACGGCTGACAAGTCCGCCGCGCGAGCTATCGCTACGGCATTGCGCTGGGCAGCGATCTCGTTTCTCAGGGAGGTGCGCCAGCCGCCCACTGCGGCAACGCCAGCGAGCATAGTGCCGCAGGCCGATATCACCGATCCGGCGATAAGCGCCATGCTTGCTGCTGCACTGAGGTCTACCATTGTTATTCTTCTACGCTAGAAATTTGACCAGCGATGCGGTCGCCGGCATGCCGTAAGAGTATAGCAGGCTTGTCTGTTTTTCTCGCGTTGCACCAATCAACTTGGACGCCTGGAATGGGGAGAGCTTGCCGCCTGGACGCAGGTCGAACGCGCGTTTGGCGATAGTGTTGATGACCTCCTGTATCTGATCCATTCGCTCCTGCTTATCTTTGCCCGACATTCCCGGCATTTGTTGTATGACGCGCTGTTGTTTGTAGAGGGAGTTGACCGCCTTAACCTGCTCGTCAATGGCCGGCTGCATCACAATGTCCGCCAGATGCTCGTTGTGGAATTCCAGCCCGCGCTCTACCTCTCCGCCCTTCATGTACTTCTTGAAGGTATCGGCGGCCTCGTCAACCTGTTTCGCATAGGCGTACATTTGATCGCTGTACTTCGTACGTCGCGACGGGCCGGTACTGTAGACCTGGCTCATTGCCGGAACGTCCTGAGGGAAGCCGCGGGTTGGCGCCTCTATCCCCTTCGACTTGTTGATCGCCCAGTCTGACGCCGCTGTCGCAAACTGACCAAGGGTTCCGAGGTAGCTGGCCCCAAGGTACTGTAGCTGCTTCGGGCTCTTGGCAAAGTCCGGCATGAACTCGGGCATGTTTTGAGCTATGCCGCGGTAGGTGGGACTGACGTACGGCGCGTCCTGCGCCTGAGGAGCTACGCTTAGATCCTGTTGATTGAGGATGGGAGAGCCGCTGTAGGCCTGCTTGTTGCGCAGCTCACCGACCATGGGGCTGATCAGGGTGGGCAGCCCACCCATTGCGATCTGATGCCACACTACGTCGCCTACCATGGACACGGCGTTTTTGACGCGGTCGTTCTCGCTGCTCAGCGCCAAGTCTGTAAGCGCCTCTGGAATCGTCGTCACGATATCTGCCGAGTCGAACCCCTTTGGAATCTGGATGTGAACCCCACCAGGCCAGAAGTGGTAGTAGTTGATCTTCTGATCGTTGGTCAGGGCCTTGTACTCTTCGTTGTCCTTGTGCATGTAGGCGTACGCAACGGCAGACATGGCCATCAAACCAGCTCGGGTTCCGACACCCAAGGGGTTACGCACGGCAAGCTCATACGCCGAGGACGCGCCTGAGATCCCGGCCTTGAGGAACGGTACGGTGTCGCAGAAGAACCGCATGACCTCGTAGTCTCCGCCCTTGCTGTAGTCGAGTACGTTGCGCGCGGCGAACGCCTGCTGGAGTCGGCTACCGCCCTCTTTCTCGACGGCCTGCGCAACCGCCAGACGATGCGTGCCTTCGGTGGCGGACAGGAGGTGGCTGTAGAAGGCCGAGAATTTGAGCGCGCTATCTATGATGATGCCACGCCCCTTGATGCCTTTGGCTATCCCGGAAGTGTTTCCGCTTGCATGGGCTCCCACGAAGGCGCCGCCGGCCGCCGCGAGATCGCGTGACTCCTGGGTGCCCTTCATGATCTTGTAGATGCCCTTCGCCGTATCCCAGACCGGGATGAAGTCCGGCATGATGTGCTTGTCTCCAAGCACCGTCTCGCTCTGATGTCCGCTCAAGAACTGCAGGAAGCTGTGGCGCATCAGAACCTTTCCGATGAAGATTGGTGACTTGACGATAGCTGCGGTTAAAAACCTCTTCGGCGCGCTCAACACCTTCATCGCGAGCGCCTGAAACCCAGACCTTCCGTTATCGTTCATGTTCGTGAGCGCCCTGAACAGCACCGGATCGTGTACCAGGTAGTGCTCCTTCACGCCATTGCGCCAGAGCCACACGTGGTTCTTGCTCTCCGGGATGTAGGCGGCATGCTCGTACATACGGTCGAACGTCTCTCCGGTGACCCGGTCTGCGTCGATTCCCTGATCCGACAGCTGCTGCCTGAATGCGTCCCGACTCAGCGTGGTGCCGTGCGGCGGAGTGAAACGCTCAACCATCCCGGTGTGCGCGATGCTATCCACTGTGAGCTGTAACGCCTTCGTACGCAGGCTGGACTTCATCAGAGAATCCCAGTTGCGCAGCATGTTCTCCATGGGGTCGCCAAGCGCGGACGTTCCGCCGGTCAGCCTATTGATCTGTTGTCGCACGCGCCCAATCTCGTTTCCTGATCCGTGGCCGCCAATCTCACCATCCTCGTTCATCACGCGGAAGAATGGCACGTAGTCGTCGTGCTCCCATAGCGCGCGGGACGACTTGCTTATGACTCCGGCCTGCTCAGCGAAGTCAAGGACGCCCTTCTTGAACTTCGCCAGCTCAGTGTAGGCGTGCTCGAACTCTGGGTTCTGGGTCCACAGGCGATTGCCGGCGTCGATCTCTGGCTGCGTGAATAGGTTCTCGCGTCCCTCGCCCATCAGGCGGTCTGCGCGCCGCGCTACCATGGCCCTGAAGAAGTCGTCAACTTTTTTCCCAAGTGGCGCCAGGATATCCTGGAAGCCGGTGTGGCCAGAGATGGCCGGGGCGTCGTCATTCCAGGTTGGCGTTCCGTAGCGAATGAGGGCGTCCATCAGGGATGCGTGGTTCGCGGCGAGGCGCGCGCTCATGCGTCCCAGATTCGGGCCTTCGTTTCCGCTGATGCGCCAGGCGCGCTGTATGCCCCATGTCTTGTCGAAGATGCCCTGTACGACCTTGTCGCGAAACAGCTCCGACTCGGACCTGATGTTCTTGAGGAAGCCACCAATTTTTTCCGTGAAGCTACGCTTGTCGGGGTTGATCTTTGACAGGAACGATTCCATATCAGGATCGTGCGCCCCGCCTACGGCGAAGTGAGCCTCTCCCTGCTGTAGGCTGGGCTCTGTCGTCTTCTTGCTGCGCGACTCTGTCAGCCGCGCGGCTGCCTTCAGTAGACTGGGTTCGAGAGTTTCGACAGCAATCTTTGGCGCTTGTCCTGCATCTGTCGGCTGGGCAGCCTGGGACTGCCGACGTAGGCCGTCAAGTTGCTCGCCGTAGCCGGCTTGCCGGAGAACGGTTTCTTGCTCCCCGCCGAGGAAGAGGGTCGAGAAGTCTGGGGTACCTTTGATGAGCGCATCGCTTATGTCCTTGTCTTTTACGAGATCGGCTATCGACGCCATCCCCTTAAATGAATCCGAGTGTTCGCTGGCCGCTTTCGACCAGGACCATATTGTTTCCTGAACCTCAGCTGGGGTCCAGGTCTCGCCGGTCAGCTTCGAGAGGTGCTCGGCAGCTTGCCGGACACGCGCCGAGTATGCCATATATGCCGTGGACTTGCCAGGCTCGGTCTTGGTAGCGTTCAGCTGGCCACCGAATATCTTGGCGTCCACGTTGGCATAGTGCGCCATCCACGAGTCGAGCGTTACATCCTCCACATGTCCGTGGAGGTTGCGCATGAAGGAGTTGACCTTGGGTCCGCTGATCGTCAGGGTCTCTGGGTTCGGGTGCGTGAGGCTGGACACGGTGTTGTTGATCCACGCCGGCAGCACGCTGTCAGTGAGCTTGTTGCCCTCTACCGAGTCGCCCATGATCTTGAAGATCGCGCCGCGTGTCTGTGGACGCCCCGCCGCGTCCCAGTTCTTCCACGTGCTGACGGCGTTCATCAGGTTCGTCTCTACGCTAGTCTGGGGGCTCATGCTCGCCAGTAGCGCGCTGAAGCGCGGAGCGTCATGGCCGAATACGTTAGAGATCGCCTCGGCGCTCTGCTTGTACCAGCCGCGCTTCGCCCTACCGGCATAGGCGACGTGTGCCATCTCTTTGGCGCTCGGTAGCTGGTTAAACTGGTCTACGACGCGCTGCGCCGTGGCACGATTGAGCTTGCCCTTCTCGTCAGGGGTCAGGTACTTGGCGATCTTGGCGATGGTGTCGCGTACCGCGCGGCGGGTGGGTGATTCCTTCTCGGCGACCTTGTCGAGAAACTCACTCATGTCTTTTGACTTCTCGGCATTGGTTCTGAACATCGCCGTGAGCGGGCCGCCGGCTGTAGCGGCCTTGCGCATCTCGGGCGTGATGTCGATGCCGTGAACCATGGTATCCGGGTGGCTGTCCGTACGGTACTTCTGCATAAGCGCATCGCGCTTCTCGTTGCTAAGGTTCGCCCAGTATTCGTGTTGAGACTCGCGGGCTATCCCCATGCGGTCCATGACCAACTCTCCGCTGACCCAGTCCTTGCCAGTGGTCTGCTTTCCGATAGACTCGCTGGTGACCTTGCCACCGAACTTCTTCGTCAACTTCTCGGCAGCGCTCGGCAGCATCTTGTCATAGAAGCCGCGCATGCCGGAACCTCCTACCTCAAGGTCTTGCCCGTTGAGCTCGCGGGTTGGGAATAGGCGTGGCTTGGTCCTTTTGCCGGAGGCCCCATCATCTCGATACATGGTGGAGTCAGGGTCCGCTTCATACGCCGCATGCTCCTCGGCGGTCTTACCATTGAGTGTCAGCATGCGCTGGTTCGCCGCAAGGAGCTTGTTCGCTACTTCCTTGCCTACCATGTCAGGCAGCCCAGCTTGCATCTCTGCCTCTGACTTCCAAAACTTCGTGGTGTTGCTGCCACGGGTGTCGTGGTACGCCTTCAGGACATGCTCGCCATCCTCGTTGGAAACCAGCTTGAGGGATTTGACGTGCTTGGAGAGGTTGTAGCGCGCGTTCTGCTGATCGCCAGTCGTCCACGACAGACGGTCGAAGCCGTTCTCTGCTGCGTGCTGCAGCATGCGCTTGAGCGCGAGCTCGTGCCAGCTGGTCTTGAAGGGGGCGTCTGGGACGCCATCGTCCTGTCCCTCAAGCTCTTTGTATTTTCTAAGTAGCTGATGGTACTCTTCCTGAACTGCGGTAATCTGAGCCTCATTAGCAACCGCGTCATCCCCGTTCAGGCGACTCTCTTTCTTACCAAGGTCTGTCATTTTTGACTGCAGATCCGCCATGGTCTGCAGTCTATCTTTCAGGCTCATGGTAGTGGAATAACCATTTTTTCGCCCCTCCTGATGCCAGTCGCTCTGGATCTCCTGAAGGAACAGGTTGCGCTTGCCAGCGGGATCGGTGCGCTCATCGTAGCGGACATGGGCCAGGACGTTGTCGTGGCCTGACCAATGGTTAGATTTATAGGCGTCTCGCCCTCTTGGCGCTCTTGCTACTGTGCCGCCAAGGACACCGGCATCGTGCATCGCCTCGTACTGGTTATCGTAGTACCTTGGAGGTTCGATGCCATTTGAATCAGTGACCTTGAATCCGTTCGGCTCAACAGGGGTCTTCAGTAATTTCTCCGCGTAGTTCTCGCCACCGGGGATGTTCAGGCTCTCGCGGTCGTAGACGGAGGGGGTCTCGTTATCGTGGTATCCGATGCCTTTAAGGACTTCTGTGTACCAAGGATGTTCTGCGTGTGCGTTGAACAGCTCAGGAAATTTGGCGTCAATCTCTTTGTAGACATCGTAGTCATTGGCGAGGGAAATGTTCAGATCGTTTTCCCGACCATTGATGCCGCCATTCTCTTTGATGACGCGCGCTACCTCTCGGGTGTAGTACGGGCTCTCTTTGTTTAGCGTTAGATCCCTGTGCTGCAGCGTCGTCTCACCCAGCTGTACCTGGTGCTCTCGTAGGTAGCCCAGCAGGTCAGCCTTTGATACTGTGCCAGTCTGCTTGTCGAGCCAGTCGTGGACGCCAAGCCAGTCCATCTCTTCCTTCTTCACACCGGACAATCCCTTGAGCGTACCCTTCCACTGGTCTGCTGAGGCCTTGGCTTGTTTTGATCCCTCGACCGCATCTACCAGGGCGGAGTGCCAGCGCGGGGCCTCTGACTCGCCCATGTTGTACTGGCGTGGCTTGCCGGTGATGCGCTGGCTCAAGAGGTCGCGCGCTAGGAGACGTTTGCCGGCACCGCGGCGGAGCGCCTGTGCGCTACGGTCGATCAGCGAGGTGATGTCGGCTTCTGTCCAGATGCCGTTGCGGCCCTGCTGAAAGAGCGAGTTGAGCCTCGCGCCGTCCGCATCGCGAATGACTCCAATTCTTTGCAGGGCATCGTGGACGTAATCAATAACCTTATCGAAGAGTCCTTTATGCTCGGTCGACAGTACACGCTGCTCTGATGCGTAGGCGACAATTTCCTCCGCAGCGGATCGCCTGGCAACAACCCCACCGGCCGCGAGGTCAATGCGATTGCGCTTAGCCATCTTAGGTATGAGCTGAGGGAAGCTCGTCGCGATGCCATCCATGACGCCAGCATAATGATCTACTCCGTGTTGCTTCAAAATTCCACGCAGGCCGTAGTGGCCAACGATCTCGTGATACGCCGTGATGGCAGCGTGGTCGGCACTACCGAGGTTCGCTCGGAACAGGTGTACCGTGCCGCCATCTGGGTCATCGATGAACACGCCGCTGATCGGCAAGTTCTCCGCTTCCCACTCAGATATTCTATCAGGCATATCCCTGGGGTGTTCGACGATGTTGACCTTCACCCCAAAGCGCTTGGTTACGTGTTCGGTGACTTCCTTCAGCTCCGTGTGGCCCATGCCACCCATGCGAATAACCGTACGCTCAGCGTTGGTTCTCCCAAGCTCGTCTGGGCTGGCCTGCCACCCTTTCGCGCGGCGGGCGGAGTCTGCCTTCTTGTCTGCCGCAGACGGATTGAATGTGCGCTTGGCCTCGACCTTGCCGAAGATCCGCGCCTGGCCCTTGAAGTTGCCCTCACCGTTCGGCAAGTGGTAACCCAGGTAGCCGGCGCGCTTGATGGCGTTCTCGGCCTTGGTGTGATCGTAGCCGTTCTTGCCGGTGGCCTTTCTCACGAAGTTCATGGGGTCTGCGCTGAGGTCGTACATCTTCGAGCGCGGCACGGTGATGCGGTACTCGGGCAGTCCGCGTAGGCCAGCCTCGATGCCACTGTTCGGGTGGTCTTCAGCGTACGCTGAAATGACCTTGGGGCCGTTGCGCCCAGCCTCCGCTCCCTTGAGGCCGGTGCCCATGCGGCTCGGGTCGACGGTGAAGCCGTTGCTGTCCGTCCTGCTGAAGTGACGGAAGCTGATTGTGTCGGCGTCCTTGTCGACGCGGAAGCCACGATCCCGCTCTGTTGAGCGAGCAGCTTCGTCTATGATGTCGTGGCGCTGGTTGCGTAGCCAATCTTCCTTGTGCGCCTTGATGAAGTCGGCCAGGTCGTCTTGCTCCTCGGTGCGTTCGCGCGCGGGCTTGTCTCCGGCTACGGAGCCGGTCTGGTCCCTGCGGAAACCGATCTCACCCTGAATCCCTGTACGGCTGCGCGGCTCGTCGGAGAGTGGCGTACCGTTCTCCGTCAGAAAGTAGTCGGGGTTGAAGTCGCCCCATTTTTCCTTCTCCGGTCCGTGCATCTCACCCTTGCCATCGGCGTACTGCGGTATGGCTTCCTGCTTCAGGTCAACACTTAGGGAGTGGGCCTCTTCCGGCGTCAGCTTTCGCGACAGTTTGGCGACCAGCGTCGACTCTGTACCTGATTCGTGAACAGAAGACGAGACGATGTCGACGCCCTTTGCCTTGAGGGCGGCCTCGGCTTCTTCTCGACTGATGGAGCCGGTCTCACCGACCTTCAGGCCGATGTTTACCAGGGGATGGCGTTCGTCGGTTCGGAACGCTATTTGTACCTTTCCGGGTACGTCTTTTCCCAGTTGATCTTTTTCTTGTGCGCCGACTCGATCTCCTTCTTCTCCTCGTACATGTCCTTCAGCGACCGCTCCTGCTTGCTCAGCGGGATTGAGTTCTGAACCTCGGACTTCCACTTGCTTTCCGGGAAGTTGTCCATGATCTGCTCCGCGGCCAACCAATCTTTCAGCTCGCTTACCGCTGACTCCCCTGAAAACGGCTTCCGTAATTCGTCCACTTTGATACTCCTCGGCTGCGATCTTGTGTAGATGACTCGACGTGACGTCATAGTGCTTATCGGCTATCGCATCCATGTCCGAAGATTTGAACTTGTCGACGTCGATGACGTGGAATCTAACACGTTTGTCGCCCTTGTACTGGCGTGAAAGGGCGCTGACCGTTTTGAAGCTATCGTTGTTGGCTGCGGCGTGCGCCTCGACCGGCACGGCGCGACCCATCTTCATGGCGCGCATCAGCATTGACTTGAAAGACTCTATTGGGTCACGGTCGTGGAATTGAATGTCGACGCTGCGCCCGCTGTCTAGCGCGGCCTTGATGCGGCGCCTAGCCTTCGCCAGATTGTTCATGTTGCCGTCGTAGATCATGTCGGCGGACTGGGCTTCATCCGAACCAAGGCTGACCGACTTGCCGCTATCCGGGCCGCCAGCTGTGAAGAATACCTTGGCCTCTTTCCCGGCGCGCACCGGCTTCGCGAGTCGGCGGGTGTACAGCTGATCGGCCAGCCACGAGCTGGCTTCCTGAACGGCGTTGGAGAAGCGAGACTTCGCTTTCAGGCTGCTGGCGTAGTCCGGGCTCATCTCACGGATACTGTCAGTGTTGATGACACTGCCACCATCGGTGTCGCTCAGTTTGGCGTACGCGACTTCAGCTGCGTCGACATTCGAGACGACGCGCTTCATCCGGTTGCTGACAGCGGTCTCTGCGCCGCTCAGCGGATAGTTCGGGGGAGGGATGGCGGCAATGTTCTTGCTCGCCTCGGGCGTGATGATCTTGGGTGGCTCAAACCCGCCTTCCTTGGCAGGCTTCAGCGTGATCTTCGGTTTGCCGGCGTAGACGCTTGTGACGTCTTCTCCGGGCGTGTCCTTGAACGGACCCTCTGCGCCCAGTGGGCCAGGGAGTGGCGCGAGTTCGCGCGTCTGGTCAGGGCTTGACTTGGCCCTGATCTTGGGCTTGCCGGCGGATTGAGTGGCAGGCTCTCCTGGGAGCGCCCCCTCTTCAACCGATAGCGGGGTTAGACTTTGCTGCCCACTGCGTCCGGCGTCATCTCCGGCTTGCGCTTGAACCTCGGCTGCGAGCTTTCCTTCGGGCTGTTGCCCAGAGCCAGCTTCCCGCTGTGGAACCCGCCCTGCGGGCCCCGGTTCGGACGCTGGTCGTTGAACTCGCCCCACGACCCCTTGATCGCCGGCTGCTTGTTGAGGTCGCTCATTTGCTTCGTCTCCGATGAGGCCAGCGTTCTCGCCGGCCGCGATGTAATCTTTGAAAGCCTGGGTGCGCGTCTTCTGTGCGCGCTGCAGATCATTATAGCCTACTTGGACCCTGGGGTCGTCCAAAGCGTCCTGTACCCGCTTGAGGGCGTAGTCCGCGGCAAGGAGGTTGTCGCGCGCCTGGGAGACGCCAACGCGCGGATGGCCGCTCATGGCGTTGTCGGTGATTTTGTTCAGCTCGGTCCTTTTGACGCCGAATCCGCCCATGAGGCCAAGGGGCGCAAAGGTGATGGCGCTGCCGATGGCGTCGTTCAGGCTGCTCTCGCGCTCCTCGTGCGCCAGGTCTGACCAGCTTGGAGCGGTGCCGGCTCGGGACGCGAGCCCAAGACCAGCGCCCTGCACTGCGCCGCCGACCGTCGCCTCCGCGGTGGACTTGGCTATGCTGCCAGCCACAGACCTGGATGCCCGCATGCCTATGGCTGTGCTGGAGATGGCGTGGCCCAGGACGCCGCCTGAGACGCCAGCGGCAGTGAACGCGATCACCGTCGCCATCGCTGACTTGTCGTTCGCCAGATTTTCCGTGGCTACAGCCTCCGACATACCGGCATCCCGATCATCGCGATAGGACTGGAACTTCATCTTGGTTGGGTCGTCAAGGCCAGTAATGGTTTCCCTGACCTGCTGCCCCGTCTGGCCGCCCATGGCGCCACCGTTGAAGATCACGGACGCCACCATGCCAGACTTGACGGCCTGCTTCTCAGCGGCCTGTCGCGCCAAGGCGGCGGCCATTGATTGCGGCATCTTCTGGGTGGCGAGTTCTGCCGCGGTCCTGGCGAACGTGGATGCGTAGGCGCTGCGCGCTACCCCGCCGACCAACATGCCGTCAGTGGCCATGAATCCTAGTCCCACAGCTGCCTGGTTCTCCCACCACAGGGGATCTTTGATGCCCTGCTGCCACTGCTTGGCGATGGAATCCTTGTACTCGGGAGTCATGTAAGACTCCGCTATGTCTCCGCCGGACTTGGCGATCTTGTGGTACGCGGGCTCGACATCGTTTATCAGGGCGTTCATGCCCTGAGCGACGAGTGGCGTCATGATGGGGTTGAACGGAAAATCCTTGATCGGCTTGGTGCCGGTGAGCTTACCAGCAAGGTCCAGACCCCATTGCTGTGTGTCTGCCGGTAGACTGAACACCTTGGCCATGGTTCGACTGAGCTGCGGTACGCCGCCCACGGTCTCTGCCGCCATCTTGCCGGCCCCGCTCAGGAAGTCCTTAATGCCACCGACGTCTGAGCCGGCGGTCGCAATCTGCTCCTCGCTCGTGTTCGGGCCGGCCATGGCGACAGCCTTCTTGGCGTCGCTGCGCTCCAGCGTGCGGCCAGCGCTTTCGTTGTATGGGCGCCCCGCCCACGGGCTCTGCTCCACGGCTTCCGCGCCCTTGGCGCCAATGTCTTCCTGAGTGGATGAGGCCCCCTTGAAGGCGCGCGGGGTGTTCATCTCGTCGCCAGCGTCGGCGTATTGGGTCAGCGCTGCCTTCTGGGACGTCGGTGCAACGTACCCAGGCTTGGCCGGTGGGGTAACTGGGGGGGCAAGGGGGTCTGAAGGGGGCGTACCCTGTGCCAGGGGTGCTCTATAGGTCGAAGTCGGCTCCTGGGGCTTCTCCGTGGCTCCTGGAGGGGGTGCTACGGGGTTCAGTTTGGCGCCAGGGGGCAGGGGTGGTAGCGCGGCGTCAGCGGACACGGGGTTAAGCGTGGCGCCGGGAGGCAATGGGGTCAGGTCCGCAGGGAGCGGGTTGAGTGTGGCGCCGGGTGGCAACGGGGGTAGGTCGGACATTACTTACTCGCGACCCATGTCTTTCCGTCTGCCGAAAGCTCTTGTACGCTTCCATCGGCCATCGTTATCGTTCTTGGCTGTCCCCCTGATGTCTTCCCTGCGGCCTGCGGCTTCTGGGCGGTGGATGTGGCGGCTGATGCGCGCTGATGCGCCGGCATGGCGGAGACGTACCTGGCAGCCAACTCTTCTCGGCTGTACTGCTCGCCCGTGGCCTTGCCGGTCTTCGGATCGTTCTTGTAGGTCGATATGGCATAGGACTTGAGATCGTCGTCGGCCTTCTTCAGGGAGACGTCCTGTTCCTTGTCGAGCTCAGCCTGTGACTTGTCGTCCTTCACCTTGTCGGCCTTGGCCTGGTCAGTGTCCGCGCGCTGTTTCGCAACCGCGGTGCGGGCGGCTGCGGCTGCGGCACGCTCAGCGGTAGCGTCTGCGGTTGACTTGGCGCGCTGGGCGGCGTTCGTGCCAGTGTCAGCGGCCCTGGTGGCGTTGCTTGCTGCGTTACGATCACCAGCGCCCTCTACCTTTTCTGTCGTCTGCTTCTCTTGAGAAGCCGCGCGAGCGCCCCACATCTCGGCCTGCGCTTTGCGCTCCTCGATAGCCTTCTCAAGGTCAGCCTGCTTGCCAGCCGCCTCCAACCCGATCTTCTGCTTGTCCTGGTACTGCTGCAGAGCGCCCTGGCGCTGCGCCTGGAGGATCTGGTCGTAGTTGCCCATCGTGTCTGAGCCAGCCTTCGCTATCTCGGCCATCGGGTTGGCGGGCGTAAAGCCAGCTCCACGCTTGACCACGGTGGCGTGCTGCTGCTGCAGCAGATCCATGCCGAACTTGGCGAACAGCTCACCCTTCTGGCGATTCGTGAGGTTCGCGCTCGTGGGCAGCACGAGGCCCTTGTTCTCCAGCTCGTCGTACATCTCGTGCGCGGTCTTGCCGGTGTGCGCCTTCATGTCGGCATTGGCTTGGTCCCAATGGTCCTGGGTGAAGTTCTGCTGCGTCACATGTTTGTCGTAGTCCCAGCCGGCGGTGTGCTGCTTCCAGTCGTCCGCACCAGCAGCTGCTGAGTTCGGGAGCGCGCCAGCGCCGGGAGGCATGAGGGCCGTGTTCGGGGCACCACTGCTCATGGAGAGCGCGCCCGCGGCGGGGGAATTCGTTACTGCCAGGGCATGGCGTTGCGTTGCCAACTGCAGGGCCGCATTGTCTGTCTGCTGCTGCTGCCCAATGATGGCGCGCTGCTTGGTGATGGCAAGCTGCTGGTCCTTGAGTGAGGCGTTGGCTTGGGCTGTAGCTTTGAGCTTGTCGTCCAGCGCGGCGAGCGCCGGGCCATGCACACCTTGATAGCTCGTGTCGCCCTCGCCCTGGGTGCTGTTGGCGTCCTGGTCGTCCTCGTTACCGCCGAGGGCGTTCTCGGTGGGCTGCGCGGTCGCGCCCACTCCCGCTTGACCGATGATTGGAGCCAGTGCTGGTGCGTCCATTATGGTGCCACTCCGCCGCCATAGCCGCCTGCCGCACCCATCATTGCCATCTGGGTGATGTCATCATTCGCGGTATTTGCAGCCGCATCCGTGTTGGAATTGAGTGCGCCGTTCATCGTGCTTTCCTGTCCGCTGGTCAGGCCGCCTGACGGAACTCCGCCACCGCCGCCACCCAGCATGCCACCCAGACCACCACCCATACCCATACCGGCCCCAACGCCGCTGATGGCACCACCAAGTATTCCACTCAGCATGCTTGCCGGCTGCGGATCGGTAAGATGCCCCGCGTTACCACTGATAATCGGTGAAATAGCCTTGTACTGATCGGTCGCCCAGTTCTGCCCCTTCTCGAACTGTCCGTAGTTGGCCGTGTCCTGGGCCTGCGCGATGCTGCGCGAGTTCTGGCCGGTGACGTCCAGATTCTGAATGGCCTGGCTACCCAAGGCGCCTTGCTCGGATGCCAGCTTGGCATAGCGGCCGGTGTCGGCCTGGAAAGCGCTCTGCGCTGCACCATAGGCCTGGGCCATGCCGGTCTGCTGGATGTTGCCGAATTCTGTTTCGTAGTTGTGACCCAAGGCCCCTTGCTGTGCCGCTGACCTACCGATACCGAAGGCGTCGGTCATGCCCTGCTTGCGCTGAAGGGCCGCGGTGTCCTGCCCGTACTGCAACCCAAGCTGCTGCTCTGGAACGTTGATGGCAGCCTGCTCGTACGGGTTCATGTACTGCTGCATCGTGCCAGAATTCCACTGGGCTCCGGCCTTCGCTAAGTTTGGTGCCTCCTGTCCCGCAATCTGCGGAGCGAGCGCGCCAGCCGCCATTTCATTTCCGCTCTCGGGGGCGATCATCTGTCCGGTGTACGGGGTGAACGGCTGGTTCTCCAGGGACTGTCCCTGGGCCATCTGATTGAGGTACGGAGCGTTGTTCAGCGCGGACTCTTTGGCTGCCGCGCTGTTTTTGCTGGAGGTGCTGATGCCGCCCTCTACCGCGCCGGCAACTCCAAGTCCTACTGCTACCCAGGCCATTACTTGTGCTCCAGCAGGAACGTCTCGTAGCCCTCGAAGCTATCGGCCGTGAGCTCGGCTTCAAGTGCCACGAGGTCTTGGGTGTTGGATGGGTTCTGATGGATGACCGCCCAGGTGCATTCCTCGATGACGACGAGCGCGCGCTTGAGACCGGCTGGGCTGATGAACACATAAGGGTGATCGCCGGGCCGCACCTCGATGACTACGATGCCATCCTGTGTCTGCGCAGCTACCTTGCCGCGGGTGATCATGCTGAGGTGCTCGTGCTTGTGGACACGCCCAGTCATCAGCGCGCCCTTGGGCATGGTGATCTCGCGCATGTAGATGCCGGGGGCAAAGAAATGCCGCCACTCGCACTCTACGGGAAAAAGATGTTCGCGCTCACGCATCGCCTGTTCGAGGCGCATGATGGCCGCGCGCGAGTCTACGTGCGCAGTGCCAGTGGTGCTGAGGACCGGGTTACTTCGCGGTTTGGGCCGCAGTACGGGCGGCGCGTCGCGCTGCGAGCTTCTTTGCGGCAATCTGCCCGGCAGTTGGGCCGACAGCCGCGCGGAAACGTGACTGTACGGGTACGGCGGGGTCAGAAGGAACTCGTGCGATGGCTTCGGGGGCGGCGGCAACGGGTTCGGCTCCAGGGGTATCACTTCCCACTGGCTCAGTAATTCGTTCACCCGCGGGTTCAGCGGGTTTTGCGGCAGGTAGTCCTGCACTTGGTTGTTCGTTGACATCAGCCTTCCTCACCCACAACCGCTGAGCTGGTTCAAGACCAAACTCTCGCAGAGTGTCGGCACCGATTTGTTCAATGTCCTGGTCGCACAGATTGAGGAGAAGCCCGGAGCCATTCTTCTTCGCAATACGGAGGGCAAAGCGCAACAGAGATTGTGCGACGCCGCTGTCCTTGAGATGGCTCTGAACTTTGAGCCAGTCCACGAAGACGGACCACTGTTCGGAATGCGTAGGCTGTATAGCGATGCACCCGATAGATCCGACCACGTTACCAGACAGGTCTGCGATGGCAACTAAATCTCGCGAAATCATGCCGAAGACGAACTGATAAACCCTCTTCTCGTTCGTTGGGCCGCTTCTGCCATCCCAGGCGCCTGTCTTCAGACAGAACTTGGTCACGTTCACCGAGTCGGCCAGGGTCGCCGCGCGTACGCGGATCTCTGCAGTGGTTTCAGTAGGCATGTGTCTCTCGGGCTCAGATGAGCTGCGAAGTCAATATGATAGCACTCAGTTCGCCGCGAGGTGATCCAGGAGGGTCGGCGGGCGATCAGGTGTCTCCACGTACGGGTTGTCGAGGAAGTCGACCACTCGGCCGTAGATGGTCGGAGTGTAGTTCACGCCGACGAGCTTCTTCAGGCGGACGCTGCCCTTGTCATCGATGTCGACCAGGGCGCCGGTCAGGGTGTTGGCGAACAGGACGCCCATTTTGAAGCTGGCGTACTTCTCTTCCGCCTTGTCATCCGGCATGCCATTGGCTGACACCAGAGTGAACAGCGCAGCGTAGGTGATGACGGCTTCATCGCCCTTGCCGAACAATCCCGTGAGGGGATCACCAGTGAGGCCAAGGATGGGCTGATTGATGTCGTATTTCAAGATGTTCTCCGCGCCCCTCTATGGGGGACGTTAGTATCAAAACCTGCGACCATTGTACTGCATCTCAAACAACGGCGAGGGCGCATCCTCCCTCTTGGCCGGCGGGCCTATGTCATCAGGTGACGGTGCCGGTACCAATGCTTATGAGAAGCCTACCTCGGCTGAGTCAAAGTTCAGGGTGACGTTCGCTGCGCTCGCCAGACCGGACAGGAAGTCGGCTGAGTCGAGGCGCATCTCGCCATACCATTCGACAGAATCGTTTGCAGGGATGACCTTGGCGGACCACATGTACTCTGTGCCAGCGGCACTGCCGCCAGATGCGCCCTTGAACACCGACACGGTAGCCGGAACGGCGCCCGTGTTGATAGCGCGTACGTGGCGCAGAAGGATGTACGGCTGAGTCGCAACCCAGCCCACTCCGCCGGTCAGCGTGGTGATCGTGCTGTTCAGGTAGTCGGCCGCTGAGGTGGTCAGAGCAACCGGCTGAATGTTCAGCTTTTTGTTCTGTGCCATGGCTTAGATGAA